CTGGTTTGAAATGCCGTTGGAAGATCTGATGGAATGGATGGCTTGTTTAAACAGAAAAAAATAAGCACCGCTTCAATGCGGTGCTTTTAGTACCATATGAACATTCTCTGCCCACAGTGATTTTGAATGTATTGATTCCTATACAATGGATCTTTAAAATATCTAACTATTGCTTTCATAGCGTAGTAACTTCCGATTATAGTTGTTACAAAAAAATATATAAGGAAACATATTCCAAATACTGCAACAATAAAACTTAGCATGCTAATCACTCCTTGATTGATTTTACCATAATTTTGAAAGTGATGGTAGTGTTATGGCAAAAAATTTTAATTTTACATTTTCTGTAAACTGTCTTTTAGGACGCAATTTTCATAATAGTATGGTTGCTGCCAGAAATGGGATAATTAGCGTACGCAAAGAGATAGATGCGGCAAATAAAGAGCAGTACAAAATAGGTAATGGACTGCTTAATGGTGATATTAGTCAAAAAAATTGGACTAACCAAAATGCTGCCTTAAGTGATAGGTTAAAAGCACTACATGAGAAAGAAGGAAAATTCAACAATTTTATTAACGCAAGAGGGAATCTGAGCAACGCAACTTCTGAACTAAGTGTTTTTGCAGCTGGTGTTTATGCAGCTGCCCGCCCCCTCGTAGGCATAATTAACACAGCGGCAGAATTTGAGCAAGGGATGTCAAAGGTTCAAGCCATTACAAGGGCCAATGATGCGGAAATGCAACTGTTGACATCTACTGCCAAAGAACTGGGCCGGCAAACGCAATTCACCGCACGTCAGTCAGCAGATGCCATGAGTTATTTAGGCATGGCAGGCTGGAACACGCAGGAAATCATTAAAGGCATGCCGGGCCTGTTAAGTCTGGCGGCTGCCGGCGGTACGGATTTAGCACGAACTGCGGATATTGTATCGGACGATCTGACAGCCTTCGGCCTTTCTGCTGACCAAGCCGGGCACATGGCGGACGTGTTCGCCTACACCATCACCCGAACCAATACCAACGTAGAGATGTTGGGCGAAACCATGAAGTATGGTGCCCCTGTGGCTCATGCTTTTGGCGTATCCATGGAAGAGACTGCAGCTCTTGCAGGCTTGATGGCTAACAGCGGCATTAAAGCTTCTCAGGCCGGTACAGCTTTGCGTTCAGGCTTCTTGCGTTTGGCAGGGCCTCCGAAACAGGCGGCTAAAGCCATGGAAGCCCTGGGCATGAATATGTCGGAAATGTCCAAACAGCAGGCTGAAGCGCAAGAAGCCATGAAGGCTCTGGGCGTCCAAATGTCTGATATTAATGGTCCCCGGAAGATGTCTGCAATCATCACAGAGTTGCGGACAAAGATGCAGGGGTTGAGCAAAGAAGAACGCTTAGCCACTGTCGGTGCAATTTTTGGAAAAAATGCGTCTACTGGATGGCTTGCAGTTTTGGATTCTTCTCCGGAAAAATTTGACCAGCTTGTAAACGAGATGGACAAGTGTGACGGTGAAGCTGACCGCATGGCCAAGACCATGAACAAAAACGCAAAAGGTGCAATGATTCGTTTGCAGTCTGCAATGGAATCGGCGGCTATATCCTTTGGAGGAGCATTTCTGCCTGCATTGGCAGATGCAGGAGACGGTCTGGCAAAATTTGCTGGGCTAATTGGTGACGCTGCGGAAAAACACCCTGCTTTGATTCAAACTCTTGGACTAACAGCAATAGCCATGACAGGAACCGCTCTTGCGATGAAAGCGGCAGGAGTAGTTTATGCGGCTTATCAAGTGGCAACAACTGCAGCTACTGCTGGAACTTGGTCGTTCAATGCTGCATTAGCAGCCAACCCTATAGGCTTGGTCGTAGTAGCCGTTGCAGGTCTTGTCGCTGCCGGATACGCATTGTATAAAAACTGGGACACCGTCAGCGCAGGTCTTGTCGCAGGCTGGGAATGGGTAAAGACAACCGCATGGAACTTCCTTACATCCTTACCAGAAAAGGCAGGATATGCTGTAGGTTATATTGTCGGATGGTTCAGGACTTTGCCTGAACGGATAACCGGGATATTCAAAAGTTTGGACGGAGTCGGTCAGACTTTTATCGACAAGGCTATCGAATGGGGCAAAAGCGCCGTCAATGGTCTGATAGACGGATTTCTTGCACTGCCTGGACGACTGACTGGCATTGTTTCTCAGGCATGGGAATCAGCTAAAAGCGCCTTCACTCGTGGAATTAACGCATCCGGTGCCAATGGTCCCGCTGCACAAATGGCTGCACAAATGTCTGCATCCAACGCTTCCGGCGGTATCTACGGCAAGGGCGCTTTCTTGACAACCTTTGCGGAAGAATCCGGGGAATCAGCTATCCCCCATACCCCGACGAAACGAAACATCGGGCTGCTGGCAAAAACCAACCAGATCATGGGGAACCCACTGCAACCGATGTTACAGGTATCCCCCGCGTTCAACCCCACGATTAATGTGACCGCATCCGTCCCGGCAGTGAACGTCCCTCCCGCTGAAGTAGCTCCGGCATCGGTGAACGTGGAACAGGCAGCTATCACTGCGCCGTCCCCGGTGATCCAGATTCCGGAAAGCAAACCGATACTGCAGGCCCCGCCTGTCGTGAAGAACATTATTCAGGCGGTAGCCGATTCGCCTATTGTGAAGACTTTCGTCAACGCAGTGGCGGCGGTACCGGAAGTGATAGTGAATCCGGCAAGCCCGGTAATGAAACCGTCCTTCACGGCCATGGCGCAGACGCCTGTTGTAAATCCGGCGGCGGTGAATAACGTGATCAGTTTGCCAAAGATGGATGCTCCGATGGTGTCCCCGGTGATCCAGACGATGGCGAAGCCGTCCATTGTGCCCGCACTGTTTGACCCACTGGTACAGACTGCAGGAACTCCGGATGTTAACTTCCATGATATACCGGCACAAAAAGAAACACTCATTGAGCGAATCAAGGAGCTTGTCGCTCCGTCTATAAACAGACAGACTGCATCTGCTCCGCCGGTGATTAACATCCACAATGATTTGCATTTCTCAGGGAATGTAAACCAACAGGAAGTTAGGGAAACCGTTGACAAGGCAAGTGATATATCATTTGCCAAATTCCGGGAATTTATGATTCAGTATCAGCACGAGCAAAGGAGGGTGCGCTATGAATAAGTACACCACGATACAGGGCGATATGTGGGACGCTATCGCCAAAAAGAAATATGGCACGGAGAAGGCCATGAACGTCCTTCTGGAAGCGAACCAGGCATACAAGGACACTGTGGTCTTTTCTGCCGGGGTCGTGCTTACCCTGCCGGAGTACAAAGCGCCTACCCCGGACACGCTGCCGCCATGGAGGCGATGAGATATGCTTGCTAAACGGCTTGCGGCCACGGTGGTTTATAACCAAAAGGATATATCTGTAGACCTGGCGGCACACCTCAAAGGATTAAGCTACACCGACAACATGTCTGGCGAAGCGGATACTTTGGATCTCACACTGGAAGATAAAGCGGGAATGTGGCAGAACGCCTGGTTCCCGGATAAAGGCGCCACTCTGGAAGTTACGCTGAACACGTTAAATTGGGAATCACTGACCGCCGGAAACAAAACGCTACGCCTTGGGCAGTTCGAACTGGACGAGATTGGCAGTAACGGCTGTCCTTCCGAGGTCAGCCTCCGGACGGTGTCCATCCCGTCAAACAACAAATTGCGAGGTGTGGAAAGAACCAGAAGTTGGGAAAAGGTGGAACTGAAAGTCATCGCCAACGATATCGCCAGTGGCGCAGAGATGGAACTGGTGTATGACACAGAAGAAAACCCAAAACTGGAAAGGACAGAGCAGACGGAACAGTCTGACCTGTCCTTTTTACTTGCCCTCACAAAAGACCATGGGCTGGCGCTTAAGGTCACGGAAAACAAGGTCGTTATTTTTGATGAGTCAAAATACGAAACGGAAGAAGCGAAGATCACCATCGTAAAGCCCGGCGTCTTCATTGCCCAGGGAGAGGGTCTCTATATTGCGGATGTCCTCAGCTACTCGTTAAGCAACCGGTCCCGTGATATTTACAAAGCCTGCCATGTGCGGTACCAACACGGGAAGAAAAAAGAAGTAGTCGAAGCCACATTCACCGACCCTGACAAAAAGGAAGGCAAAACAATGGAAGTCCGGGAACAGGTGGAGACGGTAGCCGAGGCGCAGCGGCTGGCCAAAAAGAAACTCCGGGAAAAGAACTGCCAGGAATGGACGGGCAGCTTTACCGTTCCGGGAAACCTGAACCTGGTCGCTGCTGTGACCGTGAACCTGTCCGGCTTCGGCAGGTTCGACGGGAAGTATATCATCACCCGTGCCAGTCACAACATTGGCAGCGGCTACCAGACAAGCATTGATGTGAGGAGGTGCCTGAATGGATATTAAGCAGATCCGTGACATCTTCCGGATTGGGCGCGTCTCCAGCGTGAACGCAGCGAACTGCACGGCCAGGGTCACCTTCCCGGATAAAGACGATACCGCAGGCAAAGGCCTGGTCAGCCAGGAACTGCCTATCATAGTGGTCGGCAGTCACGGCACGTTGGGCTACTGGGTGCCGGAGGTAGATACGCAGGTGCTATGCTGCTTCTTGCCAAACCCTGCAGGTACCGGCATGAATGAAGGCTTCATTCTGGGAGCGTTCTACTCCGTGGAAGACCCGCCGGAAGACAAGAATGAAAATGTTCGTTCCATCCGATTCCCGGACGGCAGTTTTTTCCATTTTGACGGGAAAGGCACGATACGCATCCATGCATCCAGTCATCTGATACTGACGGCGCCAAGAATTGATTTGAATTAGGAGGTGCATTATGCCAGCAGTAACAAGAGTCGGAGATAACGACACGGGACATGACGCTTGTCCGGCCAGGCCGCTTGCTACAGGTTCCGGTAATGTGTACGTTAACGGAATCAAATGCGGTCGGCAGAATGACAGCTACGTCCCCCATGGGTGCATCGTGCATGCCCCTCATAGCGGTGTGATCGCATCCGGGAGCAGTACTGTCTATGTTAACGGGAGACAGATCGGGCGCATTGGCGACCCGGTCAGCTGCGGCGGCAGCGTGGCCGTCGGCAGTGAAAATGTACATGCGGGAGGTTAGTTATGATTGTTGGGTATATGGGAAGCATCCCGTTCATCACGTCCAGGCGCTACCTGCAAACGTTCGATGATTACCAGCGGAACTCTGAGGGCAGATGGGCCAAGCACGACATCATCGGGCAGAAGCCGTCGCTGGAGTTCTTAGGTCCCGACACGGAAAAAATCTCCATGCGGATCATGTTGCGCCGTGACCATGGCGTGAATCTGGAAAGCGTTCTGAACCAGCTTCGGCAGATGCGGGATACTGGCGAAGTATTCCCTCTTGTCCTCGGAAGCAAGGTCATCGGCAACCTGCTCAAAAGCATATGGAAAGATTCGCCTT